CATAATAAAGCCTTAATCTCAATTACAGGGCAAAAAACAAGCTCAGGAACTCAAACAGCTAAATTAAAATCATTAGAGAATTATTCTATCTTTATAACTGATGAGGGAGAGGAGTTAAGTAGCTTCGACGAATGGGAAAAGATTAAACGTTCAATGCGTGCTACTGACGTTCAATGTTTGAATATTATTTCTTTCAATCCACCTACTAAAACACATTGGCTTTATAAGGAATTTTACGAGAATATTCCCGAGGGGTTCAATGGTATTGTTGGTAATATTATGTACATACATACAACGTATTTAGATAACGGGAAAGATAATATGGCTTTGCATAACTGGAACGAGTACGAGCGTTTAAGAGGTGTTTATGAATATTATTTAAGCGTATCACATGAGGAGCGTATATCGTTACCTAAACGAACTGTAAGAGAATACAGAAATTATAAAAATACAATCTTAGGAGGATTTAGAGATGCAGCCGAGGGAGTGATATTTGATTATACTATTGGAGATTTCAAAGAACCCGATTATGGTTTAGTTTTTGGAATGGATCAAGGATTCAACGACCCTACTACTTTAGTTCGTGTAAACGTAGATAAGAAAGAACGTAAGATTTATTTAAAAGAAGAATATTACGAAGTAGGTAAGACCGAAACAGATATTTATCACTCGATTAATAAAACAGTTGGTAAAACTCGTATTTGGTGTGATAGTGCAGTGCCTATGTTTATTAAAGGTTTGAAGAATAAAGGTTTAAATATTCGCTCATGTGATAAACCTAAAATAACAGATTCAATCTACGCTATGATGGATTATGAATTAATAGTTGATAAAAATTCATTAAATTTGATAAATGAATTAGATAATTACAGGTGGAGCGATAAGAAACAAGATGAGCCTATTGACGCTTTTAATCACGCAATAGATGCTGCACGTTACGCAATCACTCACAAGTTAAATGAACGAATTAGTCAAGTGATATGAAAAAGAAAATTAAAATACCATTGGGAACTTCTTTACAACTACAACAAAGAAAAGAACATTTTAAACGTGTTCTTCCTTTCTTACGTAAAGAGTACAGAACAATAAGCGAAAAAGAGTGTAAATCAGAGGATGTGTTTAAAGAACTATTCCCGAATGAAGTTACAGACCTAACAAAATTAAAAGCTGTTTATGCGTTTCAAAATCTCGTTTAAAAAGTTTTTAGAATACTCAAAGAATATAGAGGGTAAAGATGAAGTTTTTGCATTAACAGAAATGATGCGTTTATTTTTTCCTAAGCGTATTAACGTTGAAAAATGCGCACAGATTTTTAAATCAGAATTAGAAAACACAAAGACTTCACTTTTCTTCTATAAAATTGGTATACCTAAAAAAGCGGGTGAGTTTATCGATGCGCATACTTTTTTGCAGGACGAAAACTATTTAGAAGTATTAAAAATAATATTGAAGCCTCGGTTCTTTTACGCTCCCGAACCAACTTTACAACAGGCGCAAGTAGCATTGAATAAATTGCGTGAGTACATTATTGAAACAAGACAGAACTATCCATGGATTTATACCCCTCCTATTTTTCATTTCGGTAATAATGAAGTAACTACTGGAACAATAGAAAGACAAAGATTCACAGAAGATTATGGCTCATATATGGAAATAATTTACTTACTTTGTAAAGCTGATTTAAGATTAGTAGATGAAATAACTGATTGGGATTTAGATAGGTTTTTGTTTCAGGGACAGTATTTACTAAGGAAAAGAATAGTTGAAAACTTAAAATAATATGAGCGCAATATCAACCATACAAAATTTTATTATAAATCATTTTCAAACAGATGATTTAGTTCATACTATTTCAGTTGTAAAGACTAATGAAATTGATGTAAATATTTCGAATATTTATCCGTTAGTCAATATTGATTTGATTGAAGCACCTATTGAGGAGCAGATAATCTCAGCTACTTTTATATTAACTGTACTACAACAAAGAGATACAGCAAATAAAAAGATTGATTCTAAATTATTGGATGACACAAACTACATAGATAATATGGGAGAAACGCATTTTATTTTAAATAGGTTTGTTAATGTACTATTTCAACAGCATAACGATGATAATATTGAGGTTGCATCGACAAGTACACCGAGAGCATTGAAAGAATGGAATCGTTCTAATTTAGACGGATGGCAAATGAATATTGAATTGCAAATTCCTAATACTTTAGAGAGTTGTTAAGCGAGGTAGAAATAAGAGCGATTGCGCAAAGGATAGTCGACCAATCAAAGTCTACTGCTAGAGTTGATACAGGAGCTTTGAGGCGTTCTATTTCTTATACTTATGTTAGGGGCGTTGTTATATTTCGTGAGTTGTACTACGGTCAATTCGGTACTAACTCTAAATTAGAAAAGAACGCAATAAGATTAATGCCTAACGGTGTTGAATGGAAGATTATCTATACTGATTTTGGAGGTAATACAAGAGAAGTAGGGCGCACAAGGATGGGCAGGAGAAGACAAAGCAGCGCAATTGATTCAGTATTAAGAGCGGGAACAACAAAGATAAAAGATTTAATAAATCGAGTACGTGGCAAAGAGAAGAAATAAGCAACAGATTGAAGCCGACAAAATTATTAAGGCTCAGTTAAACGAACTTGGAGAAATAATCTATCAGGAAGCAAAAGCACGCTCAAGGGTTAGAACAGGGCGTTTGAGAGATTCAGTTAACTATATGGTTAAACCTGATACAACTTTAACAGTAGGACAGGTTTATTATGGAGCATTTCAAGACCCTAACGAATTATTAGAAGCTGTTAATCGACACGCAAGCGAAACAACAAACATCATTGTCACAGAAATTAACGATGCAATTTTACAACCATTTAAGAAATGACTTTAGAAGTAGCCGACAGAACCGATATAACAACTACAGAGCAAATAACATTCTGTAACTCACCTATTCACTTGCGTATTCAAAATAATGCTCAGGATTCAACTATTACACGTGTAATTCTTTACTTGTGGATTTGGAGCGGTGAGCAAAATAAATCATTAGGAAGTGCAAATTTTATACTTAAGAAAGATTATATTTCTTTGTCGGATGACTACATTAACTTTCAAGTAGCTGACCTAATTAAATCTGTTTTAATTGGTAACGATAATCAGCCTTACTTTGCTTACAATCAAGCTAGCAACCCAACTATAACGGGGCAGGGAGTATTTTGGCAAGCAAAAGCAGAAGTTTACAGCGGTGTGACTTTAGAAACGTGGAATTCAGGAAGTTATTTTGCTACTTTAGGGTATAAATTCAACTACGAACAAAATCAAATAGGTTTTAATGGATTTGGTGGTACTGTTAATCGTTGGTATAATCCAAGGGTTCACAACTATATTTCACAGGATTTTAATCTTACAACGACAGTAGCAACAGGAACAACAACCAATTTAATTAATATTACAGATGTTACACCTCCAAACGGCTGGAAAAGATGCACAAAAGACCCATCTTTAATTGTGTTTTTGAATAAAAAAGGCTTATGGGAAATGTTCACCCCTCACGGCAAGATAACAACTAAGAGTAAAATTGATTCTGAAACTTCAAACTTAGGGTTTCGCGACCCGAGCAAGATTGATAATACTTATACTCATTCTAAATTAAGATACAATTTAGACGTAACACAATCTTATATAGTTAATACAGGTTTATTGGATGAAACAATGGTTTCAATTGTAGAACAGATTCTACTTAGTCCAAAAGTTTATTTGATTAAGTTTAAAGGAGATATTATTTTAGGCCCACAAGTTGGAATCACGATAGACAGTACTTACATTACTATAGACAATACAGTTATTACAATTGATAGCGATACAATAGGTTTAGAGGATGTAGGTTTCTTTTATACTCACCAGCAAATACCTGTAACAGTTACTAATTCAGATTTTGATTTAAAAAACAGAATTAACGACAAGAACAGTATTGAGTATAACATCGAATTTGAAGAAACTAATAATAAGATTTTAGATATTAGATAAATGGCAGCATTATTAACAGAGGTTTATGTTTCTATAGATGGATTAGAATATACTAAATTAGATTTATCTAAGGATGAAAGTATTTTAATGAATTACACAACTAAGGACTTGCAGGATGTGAGTAAAATATTTTCGCCTTACTCGCAAACTTTTACATTTCCAGCCACGCCAAAAAATAGAGCTGCATTTGGTTTCTTTGGCGATACCGATGTAATTAAATTAAATACTGAAAATAAATATCCCTGCAAAATTTATACGGATGGAGTTTTAAATCTCAACGGATTTATTAAACTATCAGATATAAATTATGTTAATAACAAACCAGTAGATTTTTCAGGGAGCTTTGCTACTTCAATGACTAATTTAAAAGATAGAATTGGCGATGATTTAATAAATGATTTGCCTGATTTCTTTAATGTATCAACTGATATATCGTGGACACCTTCAAAAGTTTTTGATTTGTTGCGGGGGACTTCGAGCAGTTTTTCAGATGTGATGCCAGTGCATATTAGTTATTTCGTTCCGCTTATATCTTTAAATAGGGTATGGGGCTTTGACCCAATAGATAATAGTCCGTTATTAGATAACGTAGCTTATGAAGTTTCTAATTCAGCAACATCAAACAAAACTATTAAGTCTTCTGAATTAAGACCTTGCGTATCTTTTAAATCTATAATTGAATTAATAAAGCTTAAATACAATTTACAAGTCATCGCTCCGCTTGACAATCGTAAAGAATATACGGACTTATATGTTTGGTGTAACGCTGAAACAGTATCTTCTTTGAAATATGTTAAGTTGCCTATTTTAAAAAACTTGGGTAGCGGAAAATTAAAAGATTCTAAAAATTGGAATTTTCAAACGCCAAAATACGCTATAACATCTAATACAACCGATTCAAGTTTTACAATAGTTAGACAAAATAGCTATTCTAATAATTGGAAAAAATACGTTACATTAAAATTAACCTTTGAAGATGTGTTACTAACAGCAGGCAGCACAGGTGCAAGCGTAAACATTAATTTAGTTCGTAAGGGTGATGATGCTATTTTTGTAAGTAATAAGTTTGATATTACAGGAAATGACTTAATTTGTTCTTTGCAAATAGATGATGTATTTTTTCAAAGTAACACATTAGAGTTTTATATTTTCGTGCAATTCAATCAGCCTACAAGTTGGAGCAATTGTAAGTTTTATTTTGAATATAAATATTACGATGGCAAGTTTGGAATTTTAAATTCAAAAAGATTTGTTACTGTTTATTTTGAGAGCAATATAAATAACAATAGTATTTTGATTGATGGAACAAAATTAAATTTGTTTAAGTCTTTGCCTGAAACAAAAGTAATTGACTTTTTGACTTCTTATTTTAAGCTGTTTAACATATCTGTTTTTGATACATCGCCTGATAACGATAATTTATTTTGGTTAACTCCAAGTGATATTGATACAGTTGGTAAAGAGTATTCGAAAGCTACTTTAGATTATACGCCTTACGTTGATATTTCGAGTTATAAAAAATCAACTTCAAGCGATTACAACTATTATAATTTCAAACACAAAGAAAGCAAATATAAATCAAATGTAGATTATTTAAGCGGTGCAGGGTTAGAGTATGGACAGGCTGTTTACCCATTGGTAAAGCCGAGCAATACGAATGAGTTTAAAGTTGAAACTATATTCTCTATAATTCCACCTGTTACACTTTCGGGAACTGACGACGTTGTTACTTACTATGGATTCACTTCTGATGCACCTGAAATAATCCAAACAGGAGAAAATAGATATAAACCTAATTATGGTGAATTGACTATTTTTTACAACCACGGAAATACTCAATTAGGAGAAGAAGCCTTAAGTTATCAGTCAAGTTCGGGAACTACTTTGATTAATTCTAAATTAACAAGTTACATGAAAGTAATGCCATTTTGTAAAAGTAATAATCAATCTTTAGGCTTTTCTGTTTTAGTTTGGAAATCTATACAGTATTTAATTAATTTGTATTCAGAATACTATCAAAGACAGACCGAAAGACTGTTAGACCCTAATGTATTAAGTCAAGAATATACATTGAACCTACCTACAAACGAAATGTATTTGAATGAGGCTACTACTGTTCAAGGCGGTGGTTTAACTCCTACAGGCTTTAGATTGCAGAATGATATTATTATTGGCGAAACAAAATTTAGTATATTAGATGCAAAAATTGACGTTACAACAGGGAAAAGTAAAATGACACTATTAAATTATTAGCAATGGCAGACGAAAATAAAGACATAGAACAAAAGATTAAATTAACCTACGAAACAAATGCTGAGGAAGCAGCGCAATCAACTGCTAAGCTTGCTGATGCTACAAACGAGGTAGCTACTAGCCAAGAAAGCAGCGCAAAATCTACTAAATTAAATACAGAGGCGTTAAAAGAATTAAACCCTAATACATCGGCTTTTATACAAAATATAAAAGGGATGACAAAGGCAGCTTTATCTTTTATAGCAACTCCTTTAGGTGCTATATTAGCTGCTATTGCTGTAACTGTTGGAGTTCTTATTTCTGTTTTCAAGACCTTCGTACCTTTAATGGACAAAGTCGAGCAGGTTGTTGATGGAGTAAGTGCAGCTTTTAACGCTGTTAAAAATACTATTTTAGCTGTTATTACAGGAGCAAAATCATTAGGAGATGCTTTTGGAGGGTTAGGTGGAGAAATGAGTAAAGCTTATAATGAAACGGTAAAGCTAACAAAGGCGCAACAAGATTTAGAAGATGCTATGGCTTCGCAAGAAGTAGCTACAGCAAGGAATAGAGCTGTCATTAATAGATTAAATGTTGAGTTAAGAAACAGAACAAAGACAGACGAGGAACGCTTAAGAATAGCTGACGAAATAACCAAAAGAGAAAAGCAGGATTTTGACCAAAGAAGAAAATTAGTAGGTGAGGAGCTTAGGCTTGCAAGGAAAGCAATAGCAATTAAAGCACAATTTAGTAAACAGGAAGAGGATTTACTTAAGCGAACTGGTGATGCTACAAAAGAGCTTGCAGAAAGCAGAGGTGGTAATTATGACGAAGAATACAAAAGATTAAATGCAGCTCGTTTAAAAGCTATAGCATTAGAAGATGAGGTAACTGTAAATCTTGAAAAGACTTATAGCCGTAGAGATAAGATTGAAGAAGACAGACAGGCTAAAATAGATAAAGCAAATGCAGAAGCAAAAGCAAGAGCTGAAAAAGCAAAAGCCGAAAGAGAAAAGCAACTACAAAAAGAGGAAGAAGCAAGAAAAAAAGAAGAACAGCGCAAAATAGATGAATTTAAGGCTCAGCAAGATTTAGAAAGTCAACTAAAAGAATTAGATAAAAAAAAGTTTGATGATGAGCAAGCGTTAAAAGAGGAAAGAGATGCGCAAGATGCAGAAAGGCAAATAAAGCATTGGGAATATTTAGCGGATAAACAAAAACGAATTGATGAAGGAGTTGCAGAAGCAAAACAAGTTATTCAGGATAAACAATTCGAAGTCGCACAAAAAGGAATTGCATTAATTGCTCAATTGTTTGGTAAAAATAAAGCCTTACAGAAAGCTGCATTAATAGCTGATTCAGCTATAGGGGTTGCAAAAACAATTATAAGCACAAGAGCAGCAAACGCAGCAGCGAGATTAAAATACGCTTTATTACCAGGAGGTGCAGCATTAGCAGCAGCAGAAACCACTTTAAATAATGTTAGCGCAGGAATTGGAATAGCTGCAAACGTAGCAGCGACATCAAAAGCTTTGCAATCATTAGGAGGCGGAAGCGCAAACAGTTCTGCAAGTAACGGAGGAAGTGAACAAAGAGGTTCAAGCGCAACACCTCAGGTATCATTTCAGGCAAGTTCCGAAAATCAAATAGCTACTTCTGTAGCAGGTAGAATAAACGAACAACCACCTTTAAAAGTTTATGTAACAGAAAGCGACATAACGCAAACGCAAGATAAAGTAAAAGCGCAAGTTTCTGCAAACACTATTGGGTAATAAAAATTTATAACATTTTTTGTTTAGATTTAAAATAAATTACTATCTTTGAATTAACTAACACTGTATGAAGATGTACAGCACTCAACAAAATTATACATTAAGAGCTACTCGATAATATCGGGATAGCTCTTTTTTGCTTTTATATCATGAAAATATACGAATTAATTTTTAACGAAGAAACACATTTCATCGATAGAGTTTCGATAGTAAACAAAGGAGCAGTTGAAGCTCACAAAGTTTATTTTTCAGAAGAAACGCCTGAGAAGATGTATTTTGCAGATGATGAAAAAAGAATAGTTTATTCAGTTGCAATGCGACCTAATAAAATGATATTTCGTAGCAATGTTTCGCCAGTTGTAGGAGTTACAGAACCAGCACAAGTATATTATACACCTGAAACAGTAGAAAAGCTACAGCAATATTATTTTAAGAATCAAAATAACGCAAGAACTAATGTAAATCATCAAAGTGAAAATGTTAATGGAGTTTATCCTTTTGAATCTTGGATTGTTAATGATGTTGAAAGCGATAAATCAAAGACTTTAGGTTTAGAAGTTCAAAAAGGTGATTGGGTAATGGGATTCAAGATTGATAATGATGATGTTTGGCAGGAAGTAAAGAACGGAAATTTAGGTGAATTGTCAATTGAAGCTCATTTAGGATTTAAAGAACAAAAACAAGAAATAAAAATGAATAAACAAAGTATTTTAAAGGACATCAAAGATTTTAATATCAAGATGGCTGCTGATTTAACTCAATTTGGCGATGTTTACGCTATGAGTTTATCAGAGGGGGAAATCGTAAGCGATGCAGATGGAAACCCTATGGTTAATGCTTCTTTTGAATTTGAGGGTAAGAACTACAAAACAGATGATATGGGAGCAATTGTTTCTATTGAAGATGTAGAAGTTGAAACACCTGAAGAAAATGCAAGCGAAACAGTAGCGGAAGAAACGCCTGCTGAGGACGTAGCAGAAGAACCTGCAATTGATTATGAAGCTGAAAACGCTAAACTAAAAGAAGAAATTGCAAATTTACAAGAGCAGTTGTCTAAGTTAGAATCTGAAAAAATTGCAGCAGAGCAAAAAATGGTAGCTATGGCAGCAGAAACCCCAGCAGCTCAGCCAATTAAAAATGCTCCTATTGAAGTTAAAATGAAGTGGGAAGATATGACACCACTTGAGCGAAGAAGATTAAGCAAACAAAATTAATTATGAGTAAAAAAGATTTTGTAAATCCGTTTGAAGTATCTTATGATGAATTTCTAAAAGCTATTCCAAAAGATGTTAAGATTAAGGATTATTTGAAAGGTAAACTTTCTGAATCACAAATTGAAATTATTGAAAGAGAAATCGAAATATTTAATAAACTAAACAAAAAATAAAAAATGGCAATTACTTACAGCAAAGTCGATATTAAAGGTGTAGCAGCAGAGCCTATTATCGAAGAATTATTATTCGAAAACCATACGTTAGGACAGGAGTTAGTAACTCTAGAAGATAACGTTAAAGCAGAAACTATTTTCACAGAATCAAGCGCTACAGCTACATTGCAAGCTTACACATCAGGCGCACCGTCTTCGGCTGGTTCTTTAGATTTGTTTGATACTACTGTTACGCCTGATAAAGTAATGTTCTATCAAGAATTCGACCCTAATACACTTCGTTTTTCTCGTTTCAAAAGAGATATGCGACCAGGAGCTTGGGAAGTATTCAGTAATGAATTTGAAAGAATCGTAATCGGTGGAATTTACGCGAAAGAAATTTCTTTAGCAATGGAAAAAGAATTCTGGTTAGGTGTTAAATCAGCTACTAAAACAGCTATTGCAGCATTAACTCCTGGAGCAGGACAAGCAGCAGTAGGAGCAGCAGAACAAGCTCAAATTGCAGCATTAACAGCTTCTCAAACTGATGGTGTTTTAGCTAAAATGATTTACAACAATTCTAATGCAGCAGCAACAGCAGGATTAGGTGGACGTGTAAAAGTAGCAGGTACAACTATCACAGCTTCAAACATTAAAGCTGAGTATGATAAAATTTATGCAGCTATTCCAGCAGTAGCCTTGGCGCAAAATGAATTGCCAATGATTTACGCTCCGTATTCTCATAAGCAATTAATCGTACAAGCTAACAATGTTACAACTGATTATACTAAACCATTTAATGTAAATGATAACGCAAGCGAAATCTATTTCAATGGCTTAAAAGTTGTTTTTGTTCCACTACCTGAGAAAGTAGTTATTGCAGCTTTGAAATCGCATATTATTTGGGCAACTGATTTAGTAAACGACTTTAATACTATGAAAATGGATTACATCGCTACTAACAGAGATGATATGTTTATTAAAAATGAAGCTACAATTACAGCTCACATCGCAAATCAAGCATTTAATGTGCTTTACATGGGTTAATAATTAATAAGGGGAGCGTAAAAACTCCCCTATTTAAAATAAAATAAAATATGGCTTGTATTACACTTACAAAAAGTAGAAAATTAGGATGCTCCACAGGGATTGGTGGTATTAAAGCTGTTACTATTGGAGCTTATGACCCATCAAAAGTTTTAGTTAAGACAGTTACAGGTGTTACAGATTTGGGTACTTCATTTGGTGTTGGTACTTTAGCAAGATTAGAAGTAAAAAATACTACAACTAATTATGTTGAAAACGGAACATCAGGAGGTGACAACAGAAGTAAATCTGTAGTTGGAAATTTACCTGTAGTTTTAAGCGTTCCAAAAGGAGCAGACATTGCAACCGTTAATTTAGTTGAAGAATTAATGAAAGGTGATATTGTTTTCTTCATTGAGAAAAACGACGGTTCAATAGTTGCGTGTGGTTCTCAATTAGGCGCACAAGTTATCACAGCAGACGACCAAACAGGAGGAGCTTTGACAGACTTAAACGGATTTACTGTTACAATCCAATCAAATGAGCCTGACTTTTCAAGAGGTTACATTTTGAGCGGTGATGCTTTAACAGACTATGCAGCAGCTTTATTAGCATACGTCTAAATAAGGGAGGTGTTTAAATCAAAAAAAGCCAGTTTTTTAATTGGCTTTTTTTATATTAATTTATTATGAAAGTACTATTTTTAAATACACCGTTTACATTTTCTTTTATACCGAGATTTACACCCGTTAATAATTCATTGTCAATAGAGTTAAGAAAAGAAATTTCTAACGACATTGTTAATTTTTCCTCTAATTTTACTATCGAAAATAGTAGATATTATGTAACTTTGGTAAATGTAGATTTTACGCCAAATGAAAAGGATAAATTTGAATTGACAATCAAAGACGGGGGCGATATAATCTACAAAGGTAAATTAATAGTACTGGCAGAAGGTACAGATGTTCAAAATTATGAATATGGAACACAATCAAACAAATTCTTCAAATAAGGTTTACGGTTTTTCGGGTGATTTAGCTTTCTCAGCTTTTCAGTCTATTGACATAAAGCCTGTTATTGGTCGTAAGTGGATAACTAACGGGGTTAATAATATAAACTTTCAACGTTATAGAGACGCGTATGATGATAGCCCAACAAACAGTTCTATTATTAATGCTTTTGTATCGTATATCTTCGGTGAGGGATTAATTAACAAAGCTAAAAGCGGAGACGATGCATATTTAAGCATTAAGAAATACATTTCGCAAGAAGATGTGTTATTAATGGCTCAGGATTATAAAACTTATGGAGGCTTTTCTTTTCAAGTAACATGGAGCTTGGCAAAAAAACCGCTTAGAATAGACTACATACCTATCTATAAATTAGGTATAAATGTTTGCGATAATATGAGCGTGAATGGTTATTGGTATTCGTGGGATTGGAGTAATCGTATGCGTTATAGACCTACATTTCACCCTAAATTCACAGGTAAATATGTAGAGGGTCAAAATCTTGAAATATTAATGGTGCGCAGACCGACAGCAGAACCATTTTTTCCTGTTCCTGATTATTTCAGTGGGATTCCGTGGGCTTCAGTTGAGGGCGAACTTGCAAATAGCGGGCTTTATCACTTCAAAAATTCTATTCAAGATTTAACAGTAGTTAATTACAATAATGGTAGAATTGAAGATGATGAATTGGCGAAAAAAGAAGCTGACAAGGTAAGAGAAAAAACAATAGGTTCAGATAACAAAGGACGTGTTTTAGTTTCTTTTAATGAGGGAGCAGAAGAAGCTTTGGTAATTGATAGAATTAGTCCTCCTGAACTGAACCAACAAAATGTATTTTACTCAGAAGAAGCAGAAAGGAAATTAATAGTTGCACATTCAGCACCACCAGTTTTATTTTCAGGAAGCAATCAAGGTAGTGGATTTAGCTCTAACGCAGACGAAAGAGCAGTTGCAATAAAAGACTTGTATAGACGACACATAAACCCGTCAAGAGAAATAATTTTGAACGGTTTGCAAAAAGTGTTCGATATTATAGATAATTCTATAGTATTAGATTTCAAAGATTTTGAAGAAGAAACTAACCTTGACACTAATAAAGAATGATACATTTACTAATACAATCAGGGGATATTACTGAAATTACAGGAGTAAGTGGTAATATCGATATTGATGCTTTGAAACCAAGTATAAACATTGCACAAAACACTAAGGTTAAATTAGCTTTAGGAATTACTTTGTATAATAAGATTGTTACAGACCATGAAAATGATGATTTATCAGGAGAGTATCTAACTATTTATAATGATTATGTAGTATTCATGTTGGCGTTTTATACAGTTTCTGTTTATCTTTCGTTAGGTGTTGCAAAAGTAGCTAATAATGGCACTTATAAAATTACTGCTGATAGTTCAACTAATTTAACGTTGAATGAAAATGCTATTTTAGGTAATAATTACGAAGCTATTGCACTTGCTTATGAAAATGCTTTTAAAAAGTATATGGAAAGCGTTAGTATTCCTGAATACAAAAATGACACGGATAATAACATAGGTAATAACCGACTAATTCAGTTATACTAATGGCACAAATAATTCATAATATAAGCACACCAAATGACGGATTAGGCGATGCGTTGAGAACTGGTTTTGACCATCAAAATCAAATGAACACCGAACTTTATACAAACAAAGTTGATAAAGTTACAGGAAAAGGTTTGAGTTCAAATGATTATACAACTGCCGAAAAGAATAAACTCGCAGGAATTGAAGCTGGCGCTGAGGTAAATGTACAAGCTGATTGGCTACAATCAGACAACACAGCGGACGACTACATTAAAAATAAACCCGCAACAGGAAGTATATTAGTTTACGGAGCTTACTCATTATCAGGGCAAGATTTAACTATAAATGCGGGTTGGGTTTGGCAAATTAACGGAGGAGTTTACACGAACACAGCTAATATTGTTGTAAATATTCCTTATTGCTCAGTAGGTTTGCAAAGGATTGATTTAATTGTATTCGATACTTTTAATAACGTTCAAAGAGTTACGGGTAACGAGGTTATAGTAAATCCTTATTCGGGAAATATTCCTGAGTCCACTATATTATTGACTACAGTTTTAATTACAGATAGTACAGTTGTAGTTGCTGATATTGTGAACCCTGTTTACGTGCCTGTCCCTAAAATACAATTCACAGCCGACGGAGTTCAAGACACTTTCGACATTGGATTAACTGCAACAATTAAAGCAGTATTTTGGAACGGAGCTTTATTAAATGACAACGATTGGAATCAGGCAGGTTCGACTTTTACATTAACTTTTATACCAGATTTAGGAGCTTTAATTAAACCAATATAAAAAATGAAAAAACTATTATTTATTTTACTCGTAAGCGTTGCGAGTTACGGACAAACTTATCAAAATCCTACTTTTGGAACGGTTAAAACAAAAACAGCTCCAACGGTAACAACAACGCCACATTTAGGTACAGTTGAGACGGACGGTACAATTTCTAAAATTACGCCAGCTAATCTTCCAATATCAACAGCGACACAAACGGCGATAGATGCTAAGGTAGGCGACTTCATTAATGACGGAGCAACAACATTAGCTCCATCGATGAATGCAGTATATGATGCTTTACAGTTGAAAGAAAATTCCGCTAACAAATCCGATAGTTATACAGTTTCAAGTTCTACAACTTATGCAAGTACTAAAGCTGTTGTAGATGGGTTATCTACTAAACAAAATACCCTTACAAATCCCGTAACTGGTACAGGAACAACAAACTACTTATCTAAATTCACAGGAAGTGGAACCTTAGGAAATAGTTTAATTTATGATAATGGTACTCATATAGGAATAGGGACATCTACAGTAAACTATGGAGGATTCGGTCGAGCATTGACAGTTCAAGCAGGTTCTGGATATGCAGGATTGGAAGTTTATGGTTCTGCAACAACGCAAGGAGGGCAGCTCGATATTGGAGCAGGAGGAGTTAGATATGCGACTTTTTCAGGCGAACACCAATCCACAGATAACGGTAGATTAGTTTTCAGAACTCGAAGAGATGGAGTGATTACGGAAGCGATGAGAATACATTCTACAGGTAATTTAACAGTAGGCACTATAACAAACAACGGAAACATTGGCAGGTTTGCAGGCACGGTAGATGTAAACAAATTACAACTAAATACAACCCCTGCAACAGCATCAGGAACACCGCCTTTATTAACTTGGAACTCTACGACGAAAGACGTGGAGAGTGTGCCGTATGCTGCATTCGCCCCAACAGCTTCTCCATCATTCACAGGAACACCAACAGCACCAACTGCTACGGCAGGGACAAATACTACACAAATTGCTACAACGGCTTTTGTGAAAAACGCAGTAGATAATAGGTGGACTATTACAGGTGGCTTAGATATTTACGCTACAGATAGTAACTCAGGTAATCCCTACACAGAGAGAGTTTTTATAGGTACCTCAGCTCCTTTAATAAGCAATGCTAAGTTTCAGGTAAACGGTAATATTTACAGCAATGCTTTTGTTTATGGCAGTTCCTTTAACAGCTCCTTATTTCAGGACGCTACAGCAGGAACTAAGCTACAGGTTATTTCAGGTTCATGGGTTGCTAACAAACAAATACTAGCACCTACTTTAAATACTACAGGGTACACAGTAGCTACACTACCAACAGGAGTTACAGGAGCAACAACTTATGTAACAGATGCAATATCACCAACTTATTTAGGTACGCTTACAGGGGGAGGTTCGGTTGTTTGTCCAGTATTTTACAATGGTACTGCATGGGTTAGTCATTAATAATTAAAATAAATAACATGAAAAAACTATTTTTATTACTCCTTATTTCAGCAGGAGTACAAGGTCAAAAAATCAATCCTATTCAAATAGGAATAGGTAAAGTAGCAGACAGTATCAGCGTAACGGTATTGTCATTCAAAACAACTGATAAAACTTGTCAATTGTATTATCAGGTTTTTGATAATTGCAAGAAACAAATTGACGATGGTAATTTATCATTGACACAAGCTGAATTTACGGCTTGGGGCGAAACAAACAAATATATTGAGGATTTGGCATTGGCTAAATTAAATTTAACACGTAAAGAAGAATAAAATGGATAAATTAAAACACATTATTGCAGGAGCTGCTTTGTCAGCTTTATTTATTGGATTTTTTCAAGAATTAGGAATGTGGAATTTCTTAATCGTTGCTTTAATTGGATTAGCAAAAGAGATAATTTGGGATAAAATTTTAGGTAAAGGAACTCCTGAATTTTGGGATTTCATGGCTACTGCTTTAGGTGTAGCTATGGTTATGGTGGGTTATTTAGTGGGATTAAATAGTTAATTATATGAAAGATTCAAATTTTTTAAGTTTAGGAGTAAAGGATATTTTAAGAGGTCTTTTAATAGCTATTTTAACTCCTGTTTTAGTATTAATTCAACAATCAATTGAAGCGGGTAATTTAGTTTTTGAATGGAAATCTTTATTAATTGCAGGCGTTGGAGGTGGTCTAGCTTACTTAATAAAAAACTTTTTTACTAAACCTGTAGAATAATTCAAAAAAAGCCACTAAAAAATATTAACTTAGTGGCTTAATTTTTTCTTTTCAAAATGATTGACAATTTTAAAGACATAGCTTATATAATAGGTGCTATTATTACATTTGTAGTAGGGAGAAAATCAACTACATTAACCAATAAAGGCACGGAAATTGAGAACCTTACTAAGTATCAATTAATGTATGATAAATTTGTGGAACAATTTACCGACCAATACAAAGGTTTAGAAAAGCACGTTGATGAGCTAAGCAAAGAGGTAAGAAATTTAGAGCTAAGAAATGCAGTTATAATTGAAGAAAGTCAGACTTGGCAGAAAAGATTTAATGATTTACAGAAACTGTATGATAAATTAAAACATGAGTTCGACAATTATAAAAAGAATCACTGATGAGAACATCACAAATAGGCATAGATTTAATAAAACATTTTGAAGGTTTACATGATGGCGATTTAAAAACTATCGGATTGCAACCTAAAAAAGACCCTGTAGGAATATGGACTGAGGGATATGGTCACGCTATGACAGGTTCAGACGGTAGATTTTTAAAAGGAGATAAGATGCCAAAACCAACAATTAAAACAGAAAAAGAAGCTGAAGAACTTTTAAGAAAAGATTTATCTGTTTATGAATTAATTGTAATGCGCAAAATTAAAGTTACTTTAAAACAAAATCAATTTGATGCTTTAGTTTCTCACACTTATAACACAGGTGGCTCAGATACTTTATTTTGGTTGATTAATAGTAAAAAACCTGATAAAGAAATAAGGACTTGGTTTGAAACAAAATATATTACAGGTGGAGGTATTAAGTTGAAAGGACTTATTGAAAGAAGAAAAGCAGAGGCTAAATTATATTTTCACGAGTAATTTATTATATTATGATACCAACTTGGACATTAAAACAGCATATAAGAGGAAATACTTTAAACGCTAAAAACATAACTTTTCCGTTTGATGTTTCAGACTGTAGAATAGACTTGGAATTTAAGATAGGAAGTACGGTAATGTTTTTTTGGTCTACCGAAAATAATACATTTGAAAGAACTAGCGATTTTATTATAAAAATGAAAAGTAAATTTTTAGATAACAAGCAGGGACTTTACTCAGGTTTTTTAAAAGTAACATTTCCAGATGGCACAGTTGAAACTTATTTCAAAGCTAATTTACAAATCATATGAACTTAATAATTGAAGAAACAATAGTAAATCCTGTTTTGCAAATTACGGATGATTCAAACGAAGTAGTGATATCAATTGATGAAGTTGTAAATAATATAAATTTGCAGGTACAAGATATAGCTATTCCAGGGCAAACAGGTAAATCCTTTTATTCTTTGGCTGTAGAGGCAGGATTTACAGGCACACTAGAGGAATACTTAGAAACACAAAAAAATATAGACGGAGGTTTAATATATTAACAAAAAATACAATGGCAAATCAAATTTTAATTAAAGGTAAGACAACTACAGGAGCGCCAAGTTTAGCGCAATTAAATGTTAGAGAAATGTGTTTTGTAATTCCAGACAACGCATTTTATATTAAAAAAGATGCAGGGACAATTGTAGGTCCATTTGTAGTAGGTGGCGCAAGTGGAGATATGCTTAAAAGCGTTTACGATACTGGAAATCTTGGACGTGTAGACTTAGCAAATAACTCTAATATGTTAGGCGGTGTTGCTGCTGCTAATTATGCTACAAATGCTTCTGTTACAGCGGCTATAAATGCTTTAATTAATTCTGCTCCTGGTGCGTTAGATACTTTAAATGAATTAGCTACAGCTTTAGGAAACGACCCTAGCTTTGCTAGTACAATAACTGCGGCTTTAGCTGCTAAATTAGATGCAAATTCTGTAATTGACGGAGGAACATTTTAGATTATGGCTAATACTGTCAAAATAAAAAATAGTGCTATTACAGGAGCTACTCCTTCTGGATTGGTGGCTGGCGAGTTAGCTATTAACATTAAAGATGAAAAGTTATTTTTCGTAAACGAATTAGGAGTTTTACAATCTTTTGATTTAATTGCTCCTGTCGGAACTGTTACAAGACAAGTGCTTACATTAGCCTCAAACTTTTCCTCAACATCGACAACTCGTGCCAATGTAACAGGTATGAATATTGCAGTTACAGCAGGTAAAAAGTATAAAATAACACTAATAGGGGATTATCAAACAGCAGCTACAACAACAGGAGGTAGTATCGGATTTATTTTGACATCAGGAACAGGAAATATAAAAGGCTTTGTTACTATGGCAATTTCTCAGTCAGTTGTAGCAACAGATTTGACAACCACTATCAGAGCTATAAATGCTACAAATACAACTGCTGGAAGTTTTACAACATCATCAGGTGTTTCAGTAATAAATAGTCCGCATTATTTTTATTCTAATTTAATTTTTGATTGCGTTACAAGTGGAGTTTTTTCTCTGCAATGGGGTACAGAAGTGGCGTCTAGTTCGGCGCAAATTAATTCGGGTAGTGTGATGATAGTTGAAACACTTAATTGATAATGTATGGAAATAGGAACTAAATGCTTAATGGCATCATTTTTGATTGCAGCTACCATATTAATTGTAATTTTAAACACGCTATGAAAAAACTATTTGAAAAAATTTATGACAAAATCAGTGCCTTTTTATTTGATTGTGACGTTGTTTGCCGTCCTTAGTTGCGGAAAGAGAATTACTTCACATGAGCGTATTTTAATTAAAACCGATAGTCTTAAGTATTCTAAATTTCAAGAAATTCAATCAAATTTCACTTTCAATGATATTTCAGAATTGAAGCCTATTGATATTTCTAAGCCTATGGTTATAAATGGGATTTACTACTACAATGCAGCGATTAAATTTGACAAAAGCATTATCTCGTCAGAAAATAAAAAAGAGGGCTTAAATTTAAGTTATACGAGTTCAGAAAAAGAAACTAACATCAAAAAAACAGAAAAAACCGATAACAGTAATTTGTATATCGGTTTGTTTTTTGTGTTCTTATTATTTGTTTTCGCTTACTTTAAAAAGTGGTTTTAAAAAGGACAATCAGGCTTTTTAGGTGTTTTTTCTAAATGCTTCCTTAAAAACATCAGGCTTTTAAATTTTCCATCGATAACGTAGCCAATTGTACTACCTTTCAATACTTGTTTAATAAGTTTTCCTGACTTCAAATTATAGCACAATCCGCAAGTTGTAAACACGTAATTTGTCGCAAAAGATATACGGTAGTTTGCAATATAATTTACAGTAATTATCATAGTCTAGCGTGTATTAAAGTTGCGTGTATTTAGGAGTTAGCACCAATTATCTGAACGACACTTCTTCGTAATAACATTTGGTTATATTTT